GACGCAGGCTGCTCCAACCTATACGATTGGAACACGAAACGTGACATTCAGATATTCGAACGGCATCGCTGGAGCGGTTTGTATTGCATACCAATGGACAGCGGCAGCGGAGTTGTAAGATGTACACAAACGCGCAATGGATTGATTTGGGTGGCGAACACGCATTTATCCGCGTTGACATCAACGGCATGAGCAGCATTGTGCCGTTGGACCCCGCCAACACGGATTACCAGAACATCATGGCCCTGGTTACTGCCGGGGAACTGACAATCGCGCCAGCGGAGTAGGATAGATGTTTGGCTTCTCAACCTTTGCCCAGACCCCTTTCGCGGCGCTATCTGGGGCGATTGTTGAGGGTCAGGTTGCGATTGACGCCACTGCTGATTTGGCCGTTTCGGCCAACATAACGGCGGCAGGCGCGGCGCAGATTGATGGTGTGGCCGATCTGGCGGTAGTGGCCCAGAGGATACAGGCGGGCCAGGTCGCCATAGACGGGGTTGGCGATCTAGCCGCCACTGCCCAGCGCATCCAAAATGGGGCCGTCGCCATAGATGGGGTGGCGGATGTAAATGCCAGCGGCCAAGTGATTTACCTGGGCGCGGTGACGATAGAAGGTATTGGGAGCCTATCTGTCTCCGGCCAGATGGTTGTTTCTGGATCGGCGGCCTTTTCTGCCTCTGGCGCCATGGAAGTATCGGCCATTCTTAAGTGGTCAAACATTCCAGATGGCACAGAAATATGGACCCAATCGGCGGATTCCGCTACAATATGGACACCGATTGCAGATGGTTCAGAGGCTTGGACCCCAGCAGCCCCGGTGTCTAATACTTGGACAGCGATACCGGATGGCGCTGAGACATGGACAAGGGTGCAATAAATGGCTGATACCACCACCACCAACCTGGGGCTTACGAAGCCGGAAGTTGGGTCTTCTGCCGATAGCTGGGGCGGTAAGCTGAACACTGATTTGGATTTGGTGGACGCGATATTTGCGGCGGCTGGTGGGGGCACAAGTGTTGGCTTGAATGTTGGTGCGGCCAAGACCCTAACTGTTGGTGGCACTCAAAATGTCACCGGCACGTTTAAGATAAGTGGGGCCACTTCTGGGGCTATTACCTTCGCCGTCCCATCTGTCGCCGGAACTAATACCCTGACTTTCCCTGCCGCTACAGCAAAGGTCGATGCCTTCCCATCCGGCACGGTGATGTTGTTCGCCCAAACGGCGGCTCCTACTGGCTGGACTAAATCTACCACACACAACGATAAGGCGCTTCGGGTTGTCTCTGGTTCCGCCAGTTCTGGCGGTAGTGTGGCGTTTACCACCGCTTTTGTTTCTCAGGCTGTTTCTGGGACAGTCGGCGATACCACACTGACTACTGCACAAATACCAAGTCACACTCATACAGCAACCGTTACAGACCCAGGTCATAGGCACGCACTAAATGGTGGTAACTTAGGCACCGGTAGTACGGGGTATGGGGGCGCCCCTGGGAATAATTCAAACGGTGAATATGCTACCACTGGGATAACAGTATCAAATTCCAGTACTGGTGGTGGTAGTTCCCACACCCACACCTTCACCGGCACCGCTATCAATCTCGCCGTTTCTTACGTCGATGTCATCTTGGCGACTAAAGACTAATGCAAATCGAAGCCAAGCATAACTGCCCACTGGACGGCTTCAATCCATGCCGGAAGTTGGATTGCGCCTGGTTTATTCAGGTGCGTGGGATCAATCCAAACACCGGTAAGGAAGTGGACGAGTGGGCTTGTTCAATGGCCTGGCTTCCCATTTTGCTAATCGAAAACAGCCAGCAGCAGCGCCAGACGGGCGCAGCGGTAGAGAGTTTTCGGAATGAGATGGTCCGGTCAAATGAGCAAACCGGGCAAATGCTTCTGGCCGTCAGCGGGCAGAAATTGATAGAGGGCTGAACCATGTCGCCAGATCACAACGAAACCGCCAAACACGTTGTGGACGCCATTTCAGTGGCTACGGTGATCGGGACATTGGCTCAGGTTCTGCCTGCTATTGCGGCGGCTTTTACAATAATCTGGACCGCAATTCGGATTTACGAAACCAAGACGGTCCAATCCATTCTGAAATGGAAGCGGTGAAGCGCAATGCCGTATATTCCGCTTAAACTCCCGCCGGGGATTTATCGCCAGGGGACCCAATACCAAGCCGCTGGGCGGTGGTACGATTCCAATTTGGTGCGGTGGATTGAAGGCACGTTGCAGCCTGTGGGTGGGTGGCGGAAGCGCCAGTATGCGTCTGGCGGTTCTTATCTAAATATCCAGGTTACTGGCGTTATGCGTGGTTCTCATGCTTGGCGTGAGAACGATGGCGATACGGTTATTGCGGCTGGTGGTGCGGCCAAGTTGTACGCTTTGAAGGCCAATACGGCGCCACAGAATATCACGCCGATTCGTGAAACGGGTTCTCTGTCTAACGCCTTCAGCACGGTTTCTGGCTCGCCTACTGTTACTGTGGCGGATACCAGCCACGGGCTAACAACCGGCGACACCGCTAACTTCAGTTCCGGTACGGCGATTGGGTCGAGTGGGATTACGTTATCTGGCGATTACATTGTAACTGTAACTAACGCCAATGCTTATACGGTGACGGCTTCCAGCAACGCATCCACCACCGAAACCAATCAAGGCAGCGCGACTTACAAATACGAAATCAGCGTAGGGCGCACGGATAGCGAAAACGCTGTTGGCTATGGTGTTTGGACCTATGGTTCAAGCACCTATGGCACCCCGCGTCCTCAGTTGAATGCAGCGGGTGTATTGGACGCATCCACCTGGGCCTTGGACAACTGGGGTGAATATTTGGTGGCGTGCCGGTCTGATGAAGGTAGTATTTACGAATGGGATTTAGGCGCTTCTACGCGGGCTGCGATTATTACGAACGCGCCAACCGACAATAACGCCATCATTGTAACCAGCGAGCGGTTTCTGTTTGCTTTGGGCGCGGGCGGCAATGGCCGCAAGGTCCAATGGTGTGACCAAGAAGATAACACCGTCTGGACGCCAGCGGCGACAAACCAAGCAGGCGATTATGAGTTGGCGACTTCGGGTAACTTGGTTTGCGGTGAGCGCACACGCTATGGCACCTTATTGCTGACAACCACCGATGCCCATCTGGCGGTTTATCAAGGACCGCCGTTTATCTATGGCTTTGAGCGCATTGGCTTTGGTTGTGGGGTTATCAGTCCCCAGGCTTCTGTCAGTTTAGATAATGGCGCCGTTTGGATGGGGGATGGCGCTTTCTACTTGTTCGACGGAACGGTGAAAAAGTTAGACTCAACCGTCAGCGACTATATTTTCCGCAACATTAATTACAACCAAACCGCCAAGATAGCGGCTTGGGTAAATGTGGATTATCAAGAGGTTTGGTGGCATTACCCGTCTGAAGGCTCGTCTGAGTGCGACAGTTATGTGGTGTGGAATTACCACGAGAACACTTGGATGATTGGTAGTATTGCCCGCACCACTGGTATTTCCAATGGCGTATTTCAGAATCCGGTTCTGTTCGATCCGTCTGGTTATTTCTATGACCATGAGGTGGGCTACAACTACGACGGCGCTACTCTTTACGCTGAAGCCGGGCCGATTGAGTTAGGGAATGGCGATCAGATTATGGTCGCCAAACAGGTGGTTCCTGATGAGCGCAGCCAGGGCAGCGTGAGTGTGGAGTTCAAGACCCGGTTTGCCCCGGAAGGGACAGAAACCACATATGGGCCTTACACCATTTCGTCTAAGTACACCGATGTTCGGTTCTCCGCCCGCCAGGTTTCCTTCCGGGTTGAGGCAGTGGAGTTGGGCGATTGGCGGGTGGGTAACTTCCGACTTAATGCACAGCCGGGGTCACGCCGTTGAGGTTGCCCCAGGCTCGCCCCACTTATTCTCAAGTTGACGATCAAACAGCGCGATCTTTGATTGAGCGCGCCGATGCGGAAAACCACAAACGGAACCGCGATATCGAAGTGTCCCCTGGTCGGCTGATCCTTCAGTCCCCGGATGGAACCCGATGGAGCATCGAGGTTTCTAATTCCGGGGTGATTTCGGCTTCGTCCCTATGACGCCGCTTGATGCTGAATTTGAGCGGTGTTCCGGCTGGCTCCAAGATGCCTTGGATTACGCCGGGAATACTCACGATCTGGCGGACGTTAAGGCTGGTGTAAAAGAGGGGCGGTTCACCTTCTGGCCAGCGCCGGAAGCCGCCATTGTCACCGAGATTGTCGAATATCCGAAGTTTTCCGTGCTTCATGCTTGGCTGGTTGGCGGGCGGTTGGAGCAAATAGTCGATATGATCCCATCATTGGTTGTTTATGGGCGGTCTTTTGGGTGTACCAAATTGACCGGCACCGGGCGTCCTGGGTGGGTTCGTGCTTTGAAAGCACAAGGATTTACAGGTATAATGACCACAGTTTCCAAGGAGATCACGCCATGAGTAAGGGCGGCGGAAAGCAGACCACATCCCAGACCCAGACTCAGAGTGTTGACCCTGAGTTCAAGGCCCGCGCCCTGGATGTTTATAACCGGGCACAGACAGTGGCTGATCGGCCTTACCAAGCATATACTGGTGAACTGGTGGCGGGCTTTACGCCACAGCAGCAGCAAGCTTTTGGGATGTTTGGAACCGCTGCCGGGGCTGGCCAGCCTGCCGTTTCGCAGGCCCAGGCGCTTGCTGAACGGGTTGGTGCCGCACAGCCCCAGACGGTGGCGCAGGCCATGCAGGCTTATGAGAACCCCTACACCCAGCAAGTGATCGACACGGCGCTTGGTGACATTGAGCGTTCCCGTTTGATGACGCAGGAGCAGAACGCCGCCCAGGCTGTCCGGGCGAAGGCTTTCGGTGGTTCCCGCCAAGGAGTGGTTGAAGCTGAAACCAACCGGGCGGCTTTGGAGCAAGCGGCCCGCACGGCGGCTGGCTTGCGCGCTTCTGGCTTCGAGACTGCCGCTGGCCTTGGCGCCCGTGACATCGCCGCTGCCCAGCAGGCAGAAGCCCAACGCCTTGCGGCGGCTGGTACGCTTGGCCAGCTTGGCGGCGCGGAGCAGGCTATGGCGCTTCGTGGTGCCGAAGCCTTGTTTGGTGCCGGTGGCGCCCAGCAGCAACTTGAACAAGCCCGGCTTGAAGATGCCTATAAGCGGTTTGCTGAAGAACGCGGCTATCCGCTGGAACAGCTTAATATCTTGCAGCAGGCGCTTGGGTTCTTTCCGAATCCGATCACGACAACGGGGACGACTACGCAGCGCGAGACGCTTGGGCCGATGGATATTATCAGCCGCCTTGGTGGCACGGCATCACAAGGCGCAACATCGTTTGCGCTTCTTAGTAGATGTTGGGTTGCCCGCGCTGTTTATGGTGTGGAAAATCCACGGTGGCTAATGTTCCGCGCTTGGCTTTCGGAAGATGCACCAAAATGGTTTGAGCGTCTTTATGTGCGCCATGGCGCCGCATTTGCTGAGTGGCTTGAAGGTAAAGACACCCTGAAGGCGATGATCCGCCGCTTTATGGACGGACGGATTATCAAGAAGTTTGGGGGGCGCTGATATGTTTCAAGAGGCGCTCAATTACTTTGGGGGGTTGCTTGGATTTGGCAGTAATCCCCCCATGCCTCCGGCTGGGCCAGAATACTACGCGGAAGGCATGGCGGCTGGTGCGGCTACTAACCCGCCACAGGCGCCGGGCATTGATCCATTCTCTAGGTTTACACCAGAGCAGCGCCAAGCTTTAGGCATCGCGGCTCTTGGCGATATGTTCGCCACCGCTGGCGGCAAAAAAGCTACAGGGATGCAAAGCCTCCTGAACTCTTTTGATGCGTTGGAAGGTCGAGGCAAAATATCTGATCTTATGCCCCAGGCGCAACAACAGAGGCAGTTCGCCCAGGCGCCGGGTTTATCCCCAATGCCCGCGCCCCAGGCGCCCCAAACACGTTCACCAATGGCGATGAATCTGCCCCGCCCTGTGGCGATTCGGGTGCCGTCTTTGCTTGGAAGGTGAGATTATGGCTTGGTATGATCCGCTGAATTTGTTTGGTTCTTCTGAGCCAGCGCCTAGCACCGAAAATAACGCCCCCGCTGGCGGTTTTGCGGGTATGTCCCCAGAGCAAAGGACAATCTTGGGGCTTGCTGCCCTCTCTGATGCTTTCGCAACTTTAGGGGGGCGGCAAGGCACATCCTTGCAACAGATTGCCCCTTTAGCTGAACAAATTGGCTGGTCTAGTTACGTCAATCAACTTGCTTCTGGCGCCAGGCCACGGCAACCAGCGCAGGAGCCAACTCCCCCACAGGCGGCGGCACAACCAATAGTCCAACCAACAGAGAGAGCCGGTCCTATTGGTTTTGGGGGCGCTGCAATTGGGCGCGCTTTGGACCGTTTGGCGGCGGCAGAAGCACCAAATCCAACAGCAGTAAATCGTTTTGGATATGCTGGGCAGTTCCAGCTTGGGGCGCCATTGGCTTCTAGTGCTGGTGTTTATCGTCCGGCTGAAGGAGAAATTAACGAACGCGGCCAATGGTCAGGCCAATGGGGAGGGACATTTAATATCCCTGGATTTGAAAACGTCCGCACTTTGCAAGACTTTTTGCAAAATCCACAAGCCCAACGCCGTGCCGCTGAATTGTCTATGAATTACCAAGCTGGCCGCTTACAACAGATGGGCTTGCTGGAAAATGTCGGACAAGAAATCAACGGTGTTCGCATAACACCAGAGGCTTTATTACAGGGTGCATGGCTTGGGGGCCCTGGTGGTGTTGAGCGTTTTGTCAGAGGCGGTGGGCAAGACCGCACAGATGCGTTTGGCACCCCGGTTAGCCAGTGGATGCGTCTTGGGCAGAACGAGCAGGCGGGTGGCCAGCAGGCTCCTGCGGTTGGGCAAGTAGCACCGATGCCGACTAGGCCTTCACAAGCACAGCCTGCGCCTTTAACGCCTGCTCAAACCACACTTATGCGTCCAGGCGCTGCGGGGGGCGTGCAAATTACGCCGGAAATCGCCGAAACACTTCGGCGGCTTGGGCCAAATGCGGGAAGGCAGTTTTTGACACAACTGCAACTCAGGGCCATGCAGCAAGAAACCCGCGTCTTGCAACCAAGTGAGGCCCAAGCCCTTTTGGGTGAAGCTTATGATCCTGACCGCCGTTACCAGATTACGGCGCAGGGTGGTGTTCAGCCGATTCAAGGGACACGCGAACCTGAAGGCGGTAGTTCGCAACAGCGTCGCGATTTAGAAAATTCACTACGCACTGAATTTATGACCAAACACCAACCGGTCAAAGATTATTATTCAATGCTACCGCAAATCAGGGAAGTCCGTGCTGCGGCTAATCGGGAAAACCCATCCCGGTTAAACGACATCAATTTGGTCTTTGCATTTGCCAAAATGCTTGATCCGACTTCTGTTGTGCGTGAAGGAGAGCAGATACAAATTCTCCGCGCACAAGGTTTAGATGGTGTTGTCATTGGCGCCATCCAACGTTTGAATGGTGGAAGTGGTTTGTTGCCAGAAACCCGTCAGCAAATTATCCGTGAAGCGAATAGCCGCTTCTCAAATACCCAAAGTATTTATGAGGAATTTGCGGAACAATATCGGGGTTTGGCGCGTGATTATGGTGTAAATCCTGAACGGGTGGTTCGTCAAATTGGTGCGTCAACAGTTGCAGAAACTGCCTCTGGAAGTGGTAATCTTTCTCAGGCGCGGCAAGTAGAATTTATTGCTGGTTTATTCCAGCGTATCAATCTTCCGCCCGGAAACCCACAACGTTTAACCACAGAACAAGCTATCGCTGGTGCAACCGCCGCCGGTATCCCTAATGCCGCCGCACTGTTTGGAGCGCGTTAAATGGCCGAAGACATCAATAAGCTGATTGATCAAATGGTGGCCCGTGGAACGCGAGCCACTGAAGCCCAGGGCGCTGTTTTGCCTGGCGGTTTATCTGCCGGTTTGCAGGGGCTGACGCTAGGCACCGCTGATGAGATCACGGCTTTCTTGCGGTCCCGTCTTGGCGGCACTCCGTATGAACAAGCCTTGGCGCAGGAACGCGCCAACTTGGCACAATACCGCGAGCAAAACCCTATTCGTGCTGGCGCTTATGAAGTGGGTGGCGCCATTCTTCCCACTATTGGCGCTGCGATAGCCGCACCATTTACAGGGGGCGCTAGTGCGGCTGGGACTGCTGCTGGTGCGGCTAATATCGCCAGAGCCGCGACTACTGCTGGTCGGGCAATGCAAGCCGCTAAAGCCGGTGCCACCACGGGCGCCGTTACTGGAGGCGCGCAAGGGTTTGGAGAGGGCGAAGGTGGTTTTGCGCCGCGTTTGTCTGGCGCTGTTGGCGGCGCGGCCTTAGGTGGTATTGCTGGTGGTGCGGTTGGTGCCGCTGTCCCTGCCGTTACGCGTGGTGTTAGTAATATCCTACCAAATGCGGAGCGCCCACTAATTCAAAGCGCCGATCTTGGGCGGGCTGGGCAAGACATTACGGCGGCAATAGAAGCGCGGGCTGCTGGTATGCCAATTCAGCCTGCGACGATGGCTGAACGGTTAGGCGAAACCGGCATGGGGACTGCTGAAGCCTTGGCAAATATGCCCGGCACCACACGCGATCTTGCGGCTAGTGTTTTGCGTTCACGTGGAGAACAGCAGATTACTCGGACAGATGCAGCCTTGCGGGCTGTGTTTGGCGATGTCGAAGATGCTTACAAACAAAACTTGGCTATCCGTGAGCGGATGAAAACTAATGCCAGCCCGCTTTATGAGCGCGCCTTCGCAGAAAGCAAACCATTATTTGCCAGTGAAGTAAGTATTTTGACTAGAGTTCCTAATGAGGCTTTGAGCGATGCCCGCCAATTTGCGCGTATGGAAGGCAGAAATATAAATATCACCACTGATGAAGTGGGGAATATCATTCTTCCAAGGGACGCAATAACCGCCAGGGATTTGCATTATGTGAAGACCGGCTTAGATTCATTCATTGAGAAAAACACCGATATTACTGGACGCCAACAACCTCTAGCCACAAAAGCTATTAAAGTGCGCGATGAATTGCGCGATACCTTGGATGATATTACTAAAGTTGATGGACGGAGCCTTTACCAAGAAGCCCGCACCATGTGGGCTGGTGAAGCGGCACTCTTGGACGCTCAAAAGGTTGGCTTGAGTATCTTTAAGCCAGGAACCGATCCGCGCCAGCTTCGGGCTTCGATTGAAAAGATGGGGCCAGGAGAAAAGCAGGAATTTATTGTTGGTGTTATGGATGCCATTCGCCAGAGGATGGCAACTTTACCAGAGGGGCGGGACGCAAATCGCGCTATCTTTGGTAGTGAAAAGCAGAAAGATGTTCTGCGCGCTGCTATGGAAGCAGCCTATCCAAATGCACGGGACGCTGAAGCGAGGTTCAGTGCTTTATCGCGTTTCCTTGCCCGTGAATCTGAAATGAAGGGGTTTCAGGGGCAAATGCTTGGGGGTTCTCCAACTGCCCGGCGGCAGGCATTCCAAGAATTAGTCACGGGCACAGGCGTTGGTGCGGCGGGCGGTACAGGCTTTGGCGCTTTAACTGGTGAAGGCGAAGCAACTGGCGCTGCTGTTGGCGCTTTGGCTGGTGCTGGTCGGGCTGGGATGCGCGCTTTAGCTGGACGCAGCCAGGATATTGTTGGTGAACGCCTGCTTACCACTGACATTTACACACAAATGGAAATGCTGCGTCGTCTTGCTCAGCAACGGGCGGCGCAGCAAGCGGCGGCTTCCAGGCAAGTTGGTGCTTACCCTGGTGTTGTTGGTGGGTTGATTGGACAACAAATTGGCGGAGCCGCCCCAGCGCCAGTGCAGGGTATGCTTCAATAGGGACCATTATGGCAGCTAAAACTGATTATGCCGCCATCAAGGCGGCTTATGAGGCGGTAGCGGAGCATGGCTCTGTTATGGTTGCCGCCAAAGCCAATGGCTTGCCGTATGAGACAATGCGTAGCCGCTACCAGCGCGCTATGCAGCTTTACAACAAGCCAGACATTCGCAGTTCAGCCCGAAGCCTGGCGCGCGAGCCGGTCAGTAAGCCTTGGTCTGAGACTGAGGAATGCAATTCCGCCTTGGTGATGGAGGTTCCCGCCATCAAGGATGGGGTGGGAATAGTTTTCTCAGATTGCCATTGGCGTTCATTAAGCCAACCGCGCAGCCTTTCCCATGAAGCCCTTTTGATTCTAGCCCGGCACATCAAGCCGGGTTTTTTATTTTGCAATGGCGATGCCTTGGATATGGGTTCTGTTTCCCGCCATCCGCCGATGATGTGGGAGGATAATAAGAAGCCAAATGTGGCGGAAGAACTCGCCGCCGGGCAGACGCACTTACGGGAGTTAAGGGAGGCCGCTGGCGATCCCACCTGTTACTGGATCAGGGGCAACCACGATGACCGTTACGATAAGTACCTTGCTGCCCATGCTGCTGCTTTTGAAGGCATGGGTGCCTTTAGTCTTCAGGACCAGTTTATAGATTGGCCCATGACCTACCGGCTCGATGTCGGTGATGTGTCTTTCGTCCACCGCTACCACGGCGGAATTCACGCAGGCTACAATAACGCCATGAAGGCGGGGCGATCCATTATCAGCGGCGATACTCACGCCTTGGATGTGCGTCCCCTGAACCACTGGTCCAAGCGCCTCTATGGCGTTCAGACGGGGATGCTGGGCGACCCGAATTGGCCACAGTTCAACTATCGGCTGGGCATCCCAGGTCACCAGCAGCAGGGCTTTATTGTCCTGACTTGGCGCGACGGCGCACTGGCGCCCCCGGAAACTTGCGAGGTGGTGGACGGCGCCGCATGGTTCCGGGGCCAGGTAATTTGCGGACGGGTTCGCATCAAAGCCGGGAGGGGGTAAACCATGCGCCGGGTGAAGATCGTCGATGAGGCGGAGAACGGGGAACACCCCGAAATCAGCTTTCAGGAAGCCGCTAATCAGCTTATGGCCCGCGCCCTGGCGGATGGGGCGGTGGCGATGATGCTGGTCTGGGAAACCCCTGGCAGTTTCAAGTTCGCCGCCGTGCCTTACTCTCATGCGGTGCTGCGCGGCTTGTCTGACGCGGCTTACAGCGATCTGTGGATTAAACCTGAAGAAACGGAAGACGAATAATGGAGTTGCCTAAAATCACCCCGCTTGTGCAATTTGCAACCGCCGCTTTTGCTTTGGCGGTTGGGGGTTATTCGGCTGGCGAAAAGTTTGGCTGGTTTAAGAATGAAATCATCATTTGGGCGCCAGAACACTTTAAAATTGAGCCTGCTAAGATTGGGCAGCCTGTTACAGTAACTGTAGCGCGTATCAAACGGCGGGATGATTGTTCCGTGGAAGGGTTTGATGTGACGGTGAGAGATAGCGCCAGTGTTATACACGCCGCTACACCGAGCATGACGCGATTTACGGGGCCAGCAGGGCCAGAGGTTGATACATTCACCTATTTATTGGACATATCCGATAAAGAAACGATAGCGGCTGGTAGGGCAACATTGCTTGCCACCATTAAATATAAATGCCCTGAAGGTGAAAGAACTGTAACCTACCCACGGCATCAAAACCTAACCTTTATGCTGGAGAAATAGTGTGGACCAACTCCTTAACCTTGTTCGCACGGTTGCCCCGAGTATCGCCACCGCTGTTGGCGGACCGCTGGCTGGTATGGCCACGCGCGCCATTTCTGAGGCTTTATTAGGTAAGCCGGATGGCACCGAAGACGAACTTGTACAAGCTGCCTCCAAAGCCACGCCAGAACAACTTCTGGCGCTGAAGCAGGCTGAACAAGAGTTCGCCGTTAAGATGCGGGAACTAGACATTGACCTGGAACGCATTGCCAATGCTGACCGGGATAGCGCGCGAAACCGTGAAATCGCCACCAAGGATTGGACGCCCCGTATCCTAGCGGGTTTGATAACCACCGGATACTTTGGCGCCTTGTTTTTTATGCTGAAGAATGGGCTTCCCACACATGGCGGGTCTGAGGCTATGTTGGTGATGCTTGGCACCCTGGGGACTGCCTGGGGTGGTGTGGTGGCTTATTATTTTGGGTCTTCTGCTGGCAGTAAAGAAAAGACCGAAGCGATGAATAGGATGGCACGGAAATGAAAGAAGCATTCCCACACGCCCTAAAGACAATCCTTCACCATGAAGGTGGTTGGGCTGACCACCCGAAAGACCCCGGCGGGGCAACCATGAAGGGTGTGACGCTGAACACCTATTCCAAATTCATTGGCCGCGACGCAACCAAAGATGAACTGAAGGCAATATCCGATGAGCAACTGGAGCAAATTTACCGTAGCCTTTACTGGAACCGTGCTGCTTGTGATCAGCTACCTACTGGCGTTGATCTGGTTGTGTTTGATATGGCCGTTAACTCAGGCCCTGGTCGCGCTGTCAAACTTTTGCAGGAAATTGTGGGCAGTACGCCAGATGGAGGAATTGGGCCGCAAACTTTGGCGGCAGTGGCGAAACAGAACCCATTATCTCTGATTAAGCAGTATTCAGAAGCACGCCGGGTTTTTTACAAAAGCCTTGGCGCGTATATCACCTTCGGCAAGGGATGGCTTCGCCGTGTCGATGAAGTGGAAGCTGAAGCCATTAAAATGCAAGGATCAAAAGCATGAAACCGACTAAGGCTGACAAGAAGATTTCCAAAGTTTTCAGAGAATACAAGGCCGGCAAATTGCACTCCGGCTCCAAGAAAGGCCCTGTGGTGAAATCCGAAAAGCAGGCTCTCGCCATTGCTCTTTCTGAGGCTGGTAAATCCCGCAAGAAGTGACTATATTGCGCTTACCGGGTTCTCCTGCCCGGCGGGTAGCATGACGTTTCCTCTTGCGATAAACTAAAACCCCGGCCTAGCGCCGGGGTTCTTTTTTGTGGCCGCTGCTACCATAGCCGCCGGGTTCATAAGGCGTA